CCGCTACTGCTGCCATCAGTTCAGCAATCACAGGTGCGCTGACTGGTGCAGCCGCACAAGTAGGCAGCTTGGCCAGCACAGCAGTTGGTACACTATCTGGATTGATCAAAGGAACTCCTACTAATGGTATCAACATAGCAGACTTTGCCAAACAAGGTCCAGCGTTGAGTAGTATTGGAAATATGAGTTTGCCTGATGTAACTGGTGCTCTAGCGCAGGCCAGCAAGTTGGTAGGACAAGGTGCCAGCACAATCAGCAATGCATTAGGTGCAGGAAAATTTGGGCTTGATGCCAGTCAACTTGAGCGTGCTGGCCTTGTGAAGCCAGGCACTGCCGCAGCCTTTCTAGCAGCAGGCGACAACGATCTTGTTAGTGTGTTAAAAAGTCCCACAGTGTGGACTGGCAAAGATGGTGTAAAAGGACTTGACGGCTTGTTAGGCAATAGTGGATTGCAAGACAAAGTGCAACAGGGATTGATGAAAACTGGACTTAATGATTTAAAATCAATTGGCATACCCACAGACAAATTGACTCCACAGGCACTCAGTGGCTTGGCTACCAATGCAGCCAAGAGTGTGACAGACACTGCCAACTGGGCCAAGAATGCGCCTGGGTTACCTGCAGACATCAAAGCCAAATTTGATACCACGGCTGTAAATGGTGCATTTGCTGTGAATTTAACACAGGCCAAAGTGGATGAGCCTGTGTTGCAAGAAACCAAACCAGTAGCTGCTGACAATACTGTTAACAGTGCAACAGTTGATGCCGCAGCCAACCGAGTTACAGGTGATGAACGAGTGCCTCAAATTAGCGGCAATAACTCAACCAATTCTGTTGCTGTCTTTGCATTTGCAGACTTTATAAAGTCTCTAAGTGCATCATTCTCTGCATTGAAAACAAAAATTAATTCAATTAACCAAGAGTATCAAACTATTACTCAAGAGCAATGGAATCTTCTAAACAGTGAAGCTATTACACTACGAGCTACAGTTAGAGCAAGGCTAACCGATCTCAATAGTGCTGCTCTTAAAGAACTGGATGCTATAGAAAATCTTAACCTAGGCACTTACACTCGAAACAATATTATCAACACATACAATTTTACACTAGAAGACGCAAAATCAATGACTGCTCTTAGTGAAGAAATTAGACAATTACTTAAAGAGTTAGCTTTCAAAATTTCAGTTAGAGCAACCAGTAATAACTACAATAGTGCTGGTTAATTTTAAATAAATATTGTCATGACTACCTTTGTTGGCTTTAACACACAGAATCAATACAAAAAATTCACACTAGTGGACTTTGAATTGGTCAAGCGCGATCTCTTGAATGCGTTCAACATTCGGCAAGGTCAACTGCCCGGGCGCCCTGCGTATGGCACAATACTGTGGAATTATCTGTTTGAAAATCAAGTTGATGCAGTGCAACAAGGCATTGTCAATGAAGTGCAACGAGTGGCTGGCGGCGATCCCAGAATATTCATCAGCAACATCAACGTGTACCCCCAGGAAAATGGCATGCTGATTGAATTGGAAATACAGACTGTGGGCGGAGTAAATGCCGAAATACTAAACGTATTCTTCAATCAAGTCAGCCGCTCGGCCAGCTATGTATAACTACGCCGTTTTTTATCTACATAAATAACAGATAAAGAATACAAGGCCCGGACATAATGGCAAAAACCACTAGACAAACAGCGATATTTGGTGTAGAAGATTGGAAACAGATCTATCAAACCTATCGCGAAGCAGACTTTCAAAGTTATGATTTTGAAACTCTACGCAAGAGTTTTACTGATTATCTGCGTTTGTACTATCCAGAAACGTTCAATGACTACATTGAGTCATCTGAATACATTGCTTTACTAGACGTTATTGCGTTTATGGGGCAGGCCTTGGCCTTCCGCACTGACCTAAACACTCGTGAAAATTATTTAGACACAGCAGAACGTAGAGATTCAGTCACTCGATTGGCCAATTTGGTCAGTTACACTGCCAAACGCAACACAGCCGCACAGGGCTTGCTCAAAGCATTCTCAGTGACCACAACAGAAAATGTTGTGGATTACAACGGAGTTAATCTGGCCAACATCACAGTCAACTGGGCAGATCCCACAAACTTTGACTGGTTGGAACAGTGGAATGCCATTGTAAACTCATCCTTGGTCAGCAGTCAAAAGATTGGCCGACCTGCAAATCGCCAGACTATTCTAGGTGTTGACACCAATGAATATGGTATCAATTTGGTACCCGGGTTCCTGCCAGTGGTGCCGTATACTGCCACAGTAGACGGTGTAAACATGCCGTTTGAAGCCACAACCTCATCCACAGCCGGAAGAGACTACATTTACGAACCCAGTCCAAAACCCAACAGCACATTTAATTTGTTGTATCGAAATGATCAACTGGGATATCAGTCAGCCAACAACGGATTCTTCTTCTTTTTCAAACAAGGCACATTGCAGAATCAAGACTTTAACTTGGCCGAACGCATTGCCAATCGCACAGTAAACATCAACATTGATGGTGTGAACAATGAAGACCGATGGTTGTTCCAGCTGGACAATGTGGGCAGTATCAGCAAAGAGTGGACATTTACTGAAAACATTTATTCATCAGCCGCAGAACAAACTACAACACTAAGACCAATTTTTTCCACTACCAGTAGAACCAATGACCAGATTACCATGGTGTTTGGTGATGGTGTGTTTTCAGAAATTCCAGTTGGTATCTTCCGTGCGTATGTTCGTGCGTCAAATGGCTTGCAATACATTATTAATCCTGCAGAAATGCAAAACGTTGTGTTGCCAATCAGCTATGTTGATCGAAATGGCAACCTACAAACCATTACATTCACCTGCGGCATCACACAACCTGTAAGTAATGCACAAAGTCGTGAAAGCATTGATGCTATCAAGCAACGTGCTCCAGCAAGATACTACACACAAAATCGCATGGTCAACGGCGAAGACTACAACCTGTTTCCGTTTACTCTTTACAATTCAATTATCAAATCAAAAGCGGTCAACCGTGCTTCAATTGGTACCAGCCGATACTTAGACTTGGTAGATAACACAGGCAAATATTCATCAACCAACACATTCTCTAGTGATGGTGCTATATGGGAAAATAATATTTTGCCTGCCACATTATTTGCCTGGACTAACCGCAACGAAATTGCTGAACTTATTACCAATCAAGTACAGCCTGAAATTGCTGGTGCTACGTTTACTCAATTTTATTACGCAAATTTTCCAAGGATAACTGTAAACACTGGTACCACCGCACTCAGTACCTGGAATCAAAGCACAACATTGGCCAACGAAACCACAGGGTATTTTCAAAATGCATTGGGTGCGCCAGTCATGGTTGGATCTTCCAGCAGTACTGCATTCAAGTATGTGGTGCAAAAAAGTTTAATTAAATTTGTTCCTCCAGTTATTAACGGTCAACCCTATTACTTTGATGCCAACAATAGACTCAAAGCTGGCCTGCCAACCAGACCCGAAGACCACTTGGAAATTTGGGCCAGCCCACTTGCAGTGGTAGGTGATGGCAGCAATGGCGGGGTTGGCAATTTGACCAATGGACAAGGACCAGTGGCACTTAATAATTTTGTGCCCACTGGGGCAATTGTAGACAGTATTATTCCTGTATTCCTTACTGACCTTAGCACTATCATTCGTGAAGAAATAACACAGCAAATTTTGTTGTATAGAAATTTTGGTCTTGGGTATGACAGTGACGGAACTGTTACAGGCACCGCTGGTACATGGTATGTTATTACCAGTACCAACTTGGATGCTGATGCCACTTGGAGTCAAGCGTATGCAGGCAATACATCTGGACAAAATTTAGATGCTTCTTGGATGGTACAGTTTGTGGCAGTGGATAACAAATACACAATTACATTCCGGGGACTTGCATATTACTTTGGTTCTGTTCTTCAAACAAGATTTTTCTTCTATGGCAATCAAAAGATTTACGACAGTCGGACAGGAACCACAATCAAAGACTTTATTAACGTGTTGGCAGTGAATACCAAACCAGACAGCTCGTCTTCATTGCCCGGCGACATCTATACCACTATCATTGGCCAACCAGTAGAGAGTGATGGATACGTTGACGACTTCCAGGTATTGATCAGCTATAGAGATTCAGACTCAGATGGCGTGCCGGACAATCCAGATTTTTTCAATGAGATTGTTGCTCCAAGTGTTAATCCCAACCTCAAACTGGTATTCCTGCAACAAACTGTGGACTTTGACAATTTGCAACGATATTTGTTAGCAGAACCAGGAGTAGTCAATTCGGACTATCCTACCTATGATTCCATTGAACTGGTAAAATTCCAGTATTCCCCAGGACAGGTGTTTTATGGGTACAGTGATGAATTATTTTATACACTCACAGTCAACACCGCTGGCGTAAGAGTGATAACTCAGGCCGCGGAGGGTGAGTGGATTGCTAGAACAGGACGACAGGCGTTGTATTTCCAGTACCGCCACAATTCGCCATTGACCAACAGAATTGATCCAGGCACCACTAACATCATCGACCTATATGTTGTGACACAGGCCTACTATACTGCTTATCAAAATTGGATTACAGATACTACTGGTACTGTGACAGAACCAGAAGTTCCAACCATTGATGAACTCAGCACAGAGTACCAAAATCTCAATGAATACAAGATGCTGAGCGATAATATTGTTTTAAATTCTGTAGTGTTTAAACCTTTGTTTGGCCCCAAAGCTGCCAAAACATTGCAAGCCACTATCAAAGTTATTCGTGCTCAAAATTCCACAGCCAGCAACAGTGAGATACAAAGTTCTGTGTTAGCAGCCATGAATGAGTACTTTAGCATTGACAAATGGAGTTTTGGCGACACATTTTATTTCTCAGAACTAGCAGCATACCTGCACAGATATCTTGGAACCATAATCAGTTCAGTGGTACTAGTGCCACTAGACACACAAAAATACTTTGGCGACATGTACGAAGTACGAGCAGAACCCAGTGAAATATTTGTCAACGGCGCTACTATCGACAATATTATTGTGATTGATGCATTAACCAGTACCAATTTGCGTACTGCACCAGGTAGCGGAGTAATTTAATGGCACGAGTACGCAGTGTAGATTTTCTTCCTGAGATTTTTCAGACTGATGCCAACAAGCAATTTTTGGCTGCCACATTAGATCAGTTGATTCAAGAGCCAAAGTTCAAAAAGACTCAAGGCTACATCGGCCGCACAGTAGGCCCTGGTGTAAACCCCAATGACAAGTATGTGATTGAGCCCGACAAAACTCGCGCAGACTATCAACTTGAACCAGGTGTGATCAGTGTTGATCCTACAGATAACACTAAGATACTAGATGCTATTACCTATCCAGGCATAACTGATTCATTGGTATACCAAGGTAGTCCTTCAACAAACCCCAGTCGACTGTACACAAGTGATTACTACACATTTGATCCGTTTATAGACTTTGATACATTTGTAAACTTCAGTCAATACTACTGGGTTCCAAATGGACCAGATGTGGTAACAGTACAGTCACCAGGCGTTGCTCTGAGTCAAAACTTTGTGGTGAATAGAGCCAATGGAGTTTACACGTTTTCAGGATTAACTGGTAACAACCCTACAATAAATTTAGTTCGTGGTGGAAACTACACGTTCCAGGTGGCACAGAACAACAAAGAAACGGTCAACTACAAGGTTACACGCACCAATGTGACCAGTTACAACATTGACAACGAACCAAACGCCACAGTTGTGTTAACTCGCGGCAACACCTATACTTTTAATTTATTTTTGCAAGGTGACTTTCCATTCTGGATCAAAACTGCTGCCACCACTGGCACCGGCGATGCCTACAGTTCAGGAGTCACACGCAATGGTTCAACAACTGGTGTAGTAACATTTACTGTGCCACAAGACGCACCCGACACACTATATTACTCTTGTCAAAGTCAAAGTCTCATGCGCGGTACCATCAGCGTCATTGACGCTGAACCTGGCGATGGTCCGGGATTTTGGATTCAAACAGATCCAGGTATAAGTGGCGAAAATCCTGTTACTCCAAACATAAGTTCTAGATCAGTTTATGGTGTGACTGACAATGGTATTGATCTTGGCACAATTAATTTTAACGTGCCACAAAAAACAGCACAAGATTTTTTCTACAGTCTTACCAGTATTGGTACTGTGGATCTTGTGACTGATTTGAGTTTTGACGACATCAACGGTGCTAGACTAGACCAGTTTATTGCTACATATGGTGGCATTGATGGAATTACTCAACTTAACACAAGAACACTGGTGTTTGTTAATGCCTTAGGCGATCCTGCTACTGATTACTATGATGTCTGGCGCATAGAGTAT